GTCACCGACCGCGACCGCGAACCAGCCCACACCTCAATCATCCCCTGCCCGCCAGGCGACAACCCCCGCGCTGCCACCTTCGAGATGCTCGACACCCTCGTCGATCACCTCGACCTCCAATCAGCACGCCACGACTGCAGCCGCGCCGCTTTCATCCGTCACCTGATCGCCCGCGACATCCGCCGCAACGGACCTGCACGCTGACCCATGCCCCTTGATGCCGCAGACGGCCACTGGCCACGTCTGCTCATGGAACTTGGCGGCCTGACGCCTGATCAGCTCCAAGATCGCCACCAGCCCTGCCCAAACTGCGAAGGCACCGACCGCTACCGCTGGGATCGCGACGACGGCCCCGGTGGCTGGTACTGCTCACAGTGCGGCGGGAAATCTGGAACAGGCGGCGCCGGCTCCGGCCTTGACCTCCTCATGCGCGTTACCGGCTGGGATTTCAAACAGGCCACCGCTCGCGTCGAGCAACACCTGGGCCTGCCCGCAGCCAAACCACGCAAGCCGAAACGCCCCGCACGCACGCCGGACACCCCGCCACCCAACGCCGCACCCCCCGCGCTCGGCCGCGCTGTCGCCCAGTGGTGTTACCGCAATGCTGCCGGTGAGCAGCTGTTCTGGATTCAGCGGATCGATCTGCCCGACGGCAAGAAACTCTTCATCCATCGCACCTGGCTAGACGGCGCCTGGCACTTCCCCTCACGCCGCGACCCGTTCACATCCGAATGGCCAGCACCCCGGCCGCTCTACCGCCTACCCGATCTCACCGATCGCCCCGACGACCCGGTGATCGTCTGCGAAGGCGAGAAAGCCGCTGACGCTGCCGCCGAACTCTTCCCCGATCACGTCACCATCGCTTGGTGCGGCGGCACCGGTGGGGTGAACGCCGCCGACTGGTCACCGCTCGCTGGCCGTTCCGTTGTGCTGTGGCCCGACGCAGACGACGCCGGCCGCTCGTGCATGGCGAAACTCGGCCCACGGCTCCTGGCACTCGGTGCTCAGGTTCAGGTCTTCAACCCACCGCCCAAGGCACCCGAAAAATGGGACCTCGCCAACGCACTCGCCGAAGGCTGGAAACCAGGCCAAGCAGCCAAACTCCTCGATGCCAACACCGTTGAGCTGCCACCGCTCCCGGAACCTGAAACAAAGCCGGAGCCTAAGCCTCCCGCTGCGTCAGCGCCCCCAAGCATTCCCAAGTCGGGGCCGTTCACGTGCCTGGGCTTCGACAGCGGCGTCTACTACTACCTGCCGCGATCAACAGGGCAGGTCACCAAGATCACTCGCGGCTCCCACACCGCGACCAACCTGCTTGAGCTGGCTGAGATCCCGTATTGGGAATCTGTTCACCCCAGCAAGGAGGGCGTCAATTGGCTGGCGGCCGCCAGCAATCTGTTTCGGACCCAGGCGTCCGTAGGTGTGTTCGATCCCGATCGGATTCGCGGCCGTGGCGCCTGGCTGGATGACGGCCGTGTCGTGTTTCATCTTGGCGATCGACTCATTGTTGACCGGCAGCCCTATTCGGTGCACAGCCCGCCGCAGACCCGGTACTTCTACGAACAGGCCCGCCACCTGGATGGGCCTAGTGAGAACCCGATGGACGACAATACCGCTCTGCAGCTGCGGATCATCGCTGAGCGCTTTAAGTGGGAGATGCCGGTTTCGGCGAACTTCCTGCTCGGCTGGCTGGTTTTGGCCCCCGTCTGCGGGGCCCTCAACTGGCGCCCTCACATCTGGGTCACCGGTGGCGCCGGCACAGGGAAGACCACCGTGTTGAAGACCTTCATGAGGCCACTGATGGGCGGTGTTCTGCAGTCGGCCACCGGCGGCACCACAGAGGCCGGCCTGCGCGGCACACTCAAGTCAGACGCCATCCCCGTGGTATTCGATGAGTTTGAGCAGAACGAGGCCAAGGATAAGCAGATCGTTCAAAACGTCCTGGCTCTTGCTCGGATCGCCTCATCAGAAGGAGGCAAGATCTACAAGGGCACACCTGGCGGCGGAACCAACGCCTTTGAGATCCGCTCCATGTTCTGCGTCTCAAGCATCAACGTCTCGCTGATCCAGAAGGCGGACATCGATCGGTTCTGCGTGCTTGGTCTGCGCAAGGGCCATTTCGACGAAAACGAGTGGTTGGACTTTGAGCGGAAGATCCTGTCCGTTTCCACTGTGGAAAACGGACGGGCGCTGATTGCTCGCACCCTTGGCAACCTGCCCACCATCGTCAAGAACGCCAAGGTGCTGGCGCAGGCCCTCGGCCGGAAGTTCGGCCAGCGCTTCGGCGATCAGCACGGAACCTTGCTGGCCGGCGCCTGGTCGCTTGAGGCCGGCGGCGGCTGCGAACTGGACCTACAGCAGGCTCAGCAATGGATTGATCAGATGGACTGGAAGCACCAGCAGTCCGACGACAGCGACGCTGACGAGATCAAGTGCCGAGACACGATGCTGCAGCAGATCGTCCGGTTTGGTGGCGGGCTTGATGCCTCGCTCGGTGAGATGGTCAAGGCCGTTGCCAAACAGCAGTCACTGGGCCGCACCGTGTACGACGAGCTGGTGCCCATCCTGGGCCGCTACGGGATGAAGGTGTTCCGCAGCGGCGACAAGCTCCCCGATGGCGACAAGGCTGAATGCTGCCAGCTGGCCATCGCCAACAGCAACGCGCAGCTTGACCAGCTGCTCAAGGCCACCCCGTGGAGCAATGGAGCCCACCGTTCAGCACTGCGGCGGATCACCGGTGCGGTCGCTGCCTCCAGTCCTACGCACTTTGCTGGCGTGGGCAGCAAGCGCTGCACTCTGGTGCCGCTTTCAGAGGACGATCTGACGATTTCGTAAGTTCTGACGGCCGTATTTCGGACAGCGTAATGCTCAGATCGACTGCGCTGCAGTCGGTTTGGGCATTTCTTACGTTCTAACGCCATTTTGATCCGAGATACCCCCATTGAGAGAGACCACCCCCTGATGCCCGATGCGCATCTTCCGATATGGCCCCCTCCTTAATAAATATCCTTTTCTAGTAATAAGTGTAATAAGTGTAAGACGCAGTTGCGGCAAGGGTTCTCGCCTTACGGTCGTCTTACGGTCGCGTAAGACGACTGACTACCGGGTGAGCCAGCGAACTGCCCTGGTTTGGTTGCCCAACCGCACCCGGCAGCTACGCCCTGGTGGCCACCGTCCTGCCCTGCTCCATCTCTGCGGGTAATCCGGCCATCCCGGCCCATGACACCATTCGGTCGATCGCTACCTGGCTGGGCCATTCCTGACTACCCCGGCAAACTGCAGCAACAGCCACAGTCCTGGTGACGCTCAGCAAGCTCCAGCTGATCCGCCACAGCCCTGAGCTGTTGGAAATTCGCATCCCCTACAGCCACGCTGATCCCCACGAGTTCCTACTCGCATCAGATATTCACCTCGACAACCCGCATTGCGACCGCGAGCTGCTGCGCAAGCACCTCAAGCACGTTCAAGGTCGCGGTGGTCATGCTCTCTTCTTTGGTGACATCCTCTGCCTGATGCAAGGCAAGAAAGACCGCCGTGGTTCCAAATCCTCCATCCGCCCTGAGCACCTCGGCGCAAACTACTTCGACCTAGTGTTCAGCGAATGCGCAGAATGGCTTAAACCATTCGCGCAAACCATCCTGATGATGAGCGATGGCAACCACGAAACCGCCATCATCAACCACAACGAAATCGACCCGCTCGGTAACATGACGCGCCTGATGCGCGATCGTTACCGCTCACCGGTCGAGCACATGCGCTACCAGGGCTGGCTCTGGTTCACCTTCTACCGGCCTGGCAAGACCCGTGGTGAACGCATCCGCCGCGTTGCCCTGTTCTTCCATCACGGTGCATGGGGCGGCATCATCACCAAAGGCACCATGGGCGGCGGCCGCTACGCATCCATCGCACCCGATGCTGACCTGGTGGTCAACGGCCACAACCACGAACGCACGATCGTTTCCCACCCCTGCTACCGCCTCACGGCCGCCGGCCGCCAGCGCATCGCCCAGCGCTGGCACGTCCAGACCGGCACCTACAAGGAAGAATTCGCAGACGGCGCCGGCTGGGCAGTCGAGCGCATCGTGATGCCCAAATCCCTCGGTGGTGTGTTCCTCCGTCTCAAGCCCACCCCAGACGGCGTTGACGTGGCCCTGGAGCCAGCTACCTGATGCGGTTGCCCATCTGCAACGCGTGGGGTTAAGCTGTAGGCGATCACCGCACCGCCACCGTGCCAGCTGGCAGGCCTACTTCCCTCACCCCCGCCATGATCCAAGTGGCTGCGGAAGTCGCTGCTAAGTGCCCCTCCTATCGCGCCATTGCCCGCTCCATCGGCGTTCACCATTGCACTATCCGTGATTGGCTCGACAAGGGTGAAGATCCTGACTCCCCAGAGTTGTTCCGCAGATTTTCCGAATCCATCCATGAAGCGCTGCTAACGGCTGAAAAAAACCTCACCGAAAAGATCACTTCCGGTGAGCCTAAAGACGCTGCATGGATGCTTACTCATTCGCCATTCTTCCGCGAGGAATGGTCAGATGCTGCAGCGGAGCGCCGCGCTGAGCGCCGCACCATGTCCACTGTGGTGGATGCCATCGCCGCAGCAGGGCTCCCCGCCGAGCAAGAACGCACCGTCCTGTTGCAGCTTCAGGCACGCGGGCTAAGCGGCAGGACCGATGCCAACCCTTGACGTAGCAGCCCGCATGGCCCAGCTGGATCTGGACCAGCGAGCCACCTCCGTCACTCCACCCGCCGACCACTACACCCGCAGCTTCGGCGACTACATCGCCACCGTTTTCCCCAGCTTCCCCTTCACCCGTCACACCAACCGCCTGATCGCCATCGCGCAGCGTGTTGCTGATGGTGAACTACCACGGCTGATGGTTGAACTGCCGCCACGGCACTTCAAGTCCACCATCTTCAGCCGATTCCTGCCTGGGTACTTCCTCCGCCGCTATCCCGATCGCACCTGGGGCCAGGGCGCCAACACCCAAACGCTCGCCGCTGAGTTCGGCGAAGCTGCCCGCGATTACTACCTCGCCTCTGGTGGCACGCTGCACCCCTCCAGCACCGGCAAGGATCGATGGAA